AGTTGTGCTTTTTTTTGTTTGCCCTCTATCCATGTTTTCGCTAAACTTGCAACAGGACCTAATATCGCTGTAAACATTATATCTCCTTTTGATAAATAATTTTATTTTCGCCTTTCTCAGCAACATTAAAATTATAAGTCTTTAGAAGCATGTCGACAATACCCATCTGTAGGTCTTGGTAATCATCCAAAATAAATAGAGCTTTTGAAGCTGCACGAGGTATAAAAAAATTTAATTCATCAATAACATCTTTTGTTGTATGAGGTCCATCAAAGTGAACCACCTTATACAAACCATACAACATTAAATTATTTTCCACATTAAATTGATGTCCCTCATGCATAGTTTTAAAATAATAATTATCTGTCATATGATAAAAATCAAACTCAGGATAATTTTTATACAGTTCAGAAACAGTTTGTTGTTTCATTTCTTCAGTATAGCCAGCTACGACAATAGCTTCGTTGTCATAATGTCGATAACTTAAATTATTATAAGGGTCGATAGCAACATGCTTATATATTTTTGGTTTGTGATTACGAACTGCGTCCATAATCACTTTAGACCCTAACCCTTCCCTTAACCCAATTTCGCAAGTCAGTATGACTTCTCCAATGTTTAAACTGTCTATGTGTTTGGTTATCAGATTATATTCTGATGAATCACCTTTTATCACTTAATTCCTATAAATTTTTTGCCTTTAACTTGAATATCAGATATTCCTTTTATATCACTTTTTATACCATTTTCTCTATGAGGGCAACCTGTTCCGCCTTTTTTTAAACCCATGGTTTCTTTAGTCGAAATACCTGTCTCTTCTTTTTTAGGATTGTAAGCAACAAAATTCATTTTATAAGGTGTAATTCCTTCTTGTTGGTAAAAATCACTTTGAGCTTGATTCATTAAATTTTCAAAACGCTGTTGAAAATCTTTTTTAAATAAACCCGTCATGGCTTCTTTAATAACTTTATCTTTATTCTGATTAAACTGTTGACCAAAAAATTTTACAAATTTTTCACCCTGACTCTGACCGCCTTCTTGCATCCCTTGTGGCTGAGGTCCTTTTTTTGGAGGAGGTCCGAAGCGTTTACCTTTCATCTTTTGACTCTCTTTCTAATTCTTTAAGAACCTTGGCTCGTGCAACGTCAAGCTTCTCATCAGCAACACGAATTCTTTGTTGTGAAGATTCTTCAGCGTCTTCTCTTTTCATTTTCTCTAAATCTATTTTTTGTTCAAACTCATTTGATTTTCTATCAGACTCACTGATAAACTCTCCTACTTTTCGTTGCATATCCATAGCTTTTAAATCAATCTCTTGTTGTTTTAATTGAATTAATGGGTCTTGTTTGTCAGCGTTGTTTATTCTTTCAAGTTCCTGTAACTCAGCAGTCAATACAGCTACTCTCTCAGCAACCATTGACTCCGTGTAAGTTTGATACGCTTCCATATTTACTTTTGCTAACTCCTGAAACTCTGGCATTTTCTCCATAATCTGTAATACCTGACCACGAGCCTTGAACGATAAGTGTTCAGAAATATGAGCCTGCAATAAAGCATAAACCATAGGGTTAATTTGTACCATGCGTGTGCGAATAAACGCAGTATGAGCCATGATATGTGCATCGTGACTTTGTAAAGGAAACGCTTTTGGTACTTTCATCTGTAAAGCTCTTGCATTTTCAATCGCTGGGTCTAAAGGTTGAGGTATTTCATCAGGTTTTAACAACGCATCAATCTGTTTTGTACCTAACGCCTCATAAACTCGTCTATACGCCTCTCGAACATTGTGAATTTGAGGATTTGACTGTGCAATCTGTAATTGTGTCTGTGCAAGCGTGACTTTTTGTGCCATAGAAAAAACATTTGGGTCAGCAACAGGTATAACATCAACTTCATCACCAAAATCAGCAACTTTTACGAAACGATTTCCACCATAAACTGCATAAGGATACAAAGGTGGTAAATATGTTGAGAAAACTTTGGCTAATAACCTAAATTCTTGTCGCATAGCGTAATAACAACGCTTATGAATGGCACTCATGACCCTTGAGCCACGTTCCAAGAGTGCAATTGTAGTGCCCACGGCTCTATTTTGTGTATCATTGCCTATTGCCATGTCAGCAATTGAAGCAAAACGCTGTCCTGCAGCTACGCAATACTGTAATAAACTAAATAATGTGGCATCAGGACCTTTAAATGGTAGAAATTGAAACTGATCTTTGATATTTCCACCAGGTGCGTCAACATCTCTGAACTCACCAGGTTGAAATGGCTGGTCTTCATCCCTGATTCTGATACCACGAGACTTAAATCCAGCAGGTAAGTTACTTAAAGTTCCTGCATCAAGCAATTGTCTCAACGCTGCAGTAGCAGTTTTACTTAAACCACCAATCATGTGAATTAAACCAAAGCCATAAAACCCTAAACCTGGTAAAAATTTGAAATGTACAAAATATTCTTTGCGTTTATAAGTTTCATCAAAAGGTTGATAGTTTCTATAGATACTTAAAATCTGTGAAGAGCCTTCATCAATCGTAACAATGTAAGGAACTTTAACGTTTTTGGGTGCATCTTCAATTGCATACTCTTCTAAATCTAAATCAACATGCATTTCTAAAATATTAAACTGATAGTCTTTGTCTGCTGAGGGACTGACACCTTCTATTTCTTGATATTTTGATTCGATTTGATCATCATCCATTTGAGACGGAGCAATTTCTACATCTCTATAAAAACCATTTCGTTGTTTTTTCAATAATTCATTCTCACTCATTTTAATCACATGAGTAATTCTTTCACAATCTTTTAAATCAGTAGCGTAATAAGGAACAACTAAGTCTTCAGCATGTACAAATTTACTTACAGGTCTTTGCATGATGTCATCAAAGTAAACTTTTTTAAAAGCTGAACCTGTCAAAGGTAAATAAAATAATAATTGGTCAAAGTCAGGTGTGTACTCTTCCATCTGATCCATAAGCATATAATTCATAAACTCTTTCACTCTTTGTGCTTGCTCTTCTCTTTGAAAATTTACTTCACCAACAACTTGAGTTCTTACAGGACCATCGCTTGGTAATAATTCTTTATAAGCTTGTGCTTGAAATTGTGTGACGGCTTCTGATAACAATGGATGTGTTACACCACTTGCACCTTTAAAAGGTTGTCCTTCATCATTGTATTTAAATCCTAATAAATCTAATCCTGAAGTATATCCTTTTTCCCAATCCCCTCTTGACTCTTTGTCTTTTTTGTAATCAGTCACAAGCTCGTTAGAAATTCGAGATAAAACTTGTTCATCAAGATCAGTGGCTACATTTTTATAGAAAGATTCAAGTAATTGTTGTTGAGCGTCAACAACTTCTTCAGGTTTTACTTCTTCATCCGTCTCAATAACTTCGACTTCAAGATCTTCTTTTTTTTCTTCGTTTGTATCTTCTGTATTTTCTTCAGGTTCAGTGTTTTTTTCTACAGCCATTAATATATCCTTGTTTTTTTATTTTTCCCTAGTTTACATTTAGCCTTTACAAACTTGCCTTGCTTAGCTCCAATTTTTTCATAATACATAGGAAACATTTTTTGTGCAGCACCACTTCTTCTTAGTGATTCATTTTTTTCTTTAATCTCACCAATTAAATCACGGCTTTGAAAAACAGGAGCTGGAGGGTCTTTGAAAAAAGCAAAAGGATCTCCACCCATAGTCTCATAAATTTTTAATAATTTTTCACCTTTACTAGAGCCTTGTTCCGTGGTCACTGAAGGAGTAGCCGAGGAATCCGCAACACGCCTGTCTTCCTCGTCTCTTTTTTGTCTTTGTGTCTTATATTTAAGAACCTGGCTTTCTCTTTTCTTTTTTTCTCTTTCTTCTTCATTGGATTTATATTTATCCATGAGAAATTTAGAAAATGGATTTGCTGCTTTCATCATTAATAATACCTGTATTCCTTCTCTGGTAAATCTTCAAGTTCTTTGTAATCTGAGTATAACTCAATAAAATTACCTTGCCTATACCTTAACACAGCTTGGGTAGTTGAATCAACATAATCATCATTTGCTCCATTAGGAAAAGCAGCACACTCATCCATAACTTCATCAGCAAACATTTCACCATACGGAAACCACACCTGACCACTTTCAAATATCGGAGCAACTGAATTGACTCTAGTATGTTTGTCATTACCTTTACTCGGAACAAAAGGCACAACAGGAATACCCATCCGTCTAAATTCCTGAGTCAAGGGTTCACCACTTGCTTTTTGTTCTATGATAACAGTTTCTGGTTCCCAATACTTATACGCATCCATCGCCACTGCTTTTAATTCAGGAAAGTCATACTTGCCTCGAATGGCATCTAATAAAATTAAAGCTGGCGTAGCTTCATCAGGATGAAATATTCCCCACGTTGTAATAGCCGAATAGTCGGCTGTTTCTTTTTTACTAAACGCTGTATCATAACTTTGTATAACATGAATTAAATTTGGTACAGTCGGACCTTTCCATGCTTGCCACCACTCTCGTTTTAAAATAGCACCTTCTTCAGATGTGGGGTTTTGCATATACTGAGCTGACCAATTACGAATAGGTAATGACGCTTTTATTTTTTCTAGCTCTTCTAAAGACCAATATTCATTCCAGACAGGATTCCCACTTGGTAAAATTGCAGGAAAAGATATTTGCCTCCATTGGTCAGCTTTTACCTCAGACTGATTTTTTATGAGCCTTCCTGTTAAATCATCTTCCGCCCATCTTGTCATAACAAGTAAAATTGAACCACCAGGTTGTAATCTTTGTCGAGGTCCTGAAGTGTACCAGTCAAAAGCTCTCTCCATTGCCATGTCTGACATTGAATCTTGTTCCGTGTGTGGATCATCAATAATCAATAAGTCAGCACCACGACCCGTGATGGACGCACCAACACCTGCTGCGTAATACTCTCCACCATGATTTGTTTCCCATCTACCTTTTGCTTTGGAGTCCTCACGCAGTTTAACATCACCAAAAATTTGTTTGTATTGTGGTGAATCAATAATGTTTCGAACCTTAGAACCGAACCTTACTGCAAGTTCTGTATTATGTGATACTTGCATAATTTTTAATTTAGGATTCTTGCCTATCATCCATGCAGGAAAATATATTGATGCAAATTCAGATTTAGTATGTCTTGGAGGCATGTTTATTATGAGCCTTCCTTTTTTTTCATGGGCAATGTTTGTAAACTCTTTTGCTATTATTTGATGGTGTCCCCACCGACTCGGGTCTTTTTCTTTACGACATATAAAATCTTGCCACATCTCTTGAACAAAATATAAAAAATTATCCTGACAAAGCTTTATGTGTTGTATCCATAACCTCTCTACTTCGAGCCTTAATTTATCTGTTGTTAAAAAATCTTTTTTCATGCTAGACTTTTATTTCCTATATGTTAGT